AACTTATTGACAACGGCTTGGATGCCTCAGGTGTTGAAGGTGCGTTGGCTGTGCTTAAAAAGATGGCACGTGAACGCAAGAAGAACATTTTCTTGATATCTCACAAGGACGAATTGATTGGTCGTGTGAACAATGTGTTGAAAGTTATTAAAGAAAATGGCTACACCAGTTATGCAAATGATTTAGAAGTCACAGAGTAATGAGCAAGCGTGTTGAGCCGTCACCGTATCAAAATGAAGAGTCACACGAAAAACTCATGGCGGCTTTCAAGGAATATTTCAAGGCAAATCAAGATTGGCAAAACAAAGGCACAAGGCGAGCTGGCGAGAACATGCGCTACTGGCTTGCTCAGATTAGAATCATAGCCCGTGACCGCCGTGAACATGTGCAACAATATCGTGTGTGGCTGGATCGGGACAAGGCTGCTCGCAAGGCAAACCAAAAGGCAAGGGGTGACCAAGATGAATAATATACATATATTATGTCTTGGTACTATGAAAATCAATTAATAGAAGAATTGCCCGATGATTGTGTTGGGTTTGTTTATATTATAACAAACACAATTACAGGGCGTATGTACATAGGCAAAAAACTAGCTAAATTCGCCAAGACCACTTACAAAATGGTCAAATTA